CGTGCACAAAGATCTCGTTGGACAAATTCGTTTGCTTGACCAGTATGCTGCGCATGTGGCAGAACAAGTGCGACAACATCAAGAAAAACTGGCTAATATTGCAACAAACGAAACAGACAATGACCAACAAGGTTGAACGACTCGCGGCAAATTTTGAGCTTGATAGCACTCGGCAAACGCTTATGCGTGTGGTCCAAGATCAGATTGCTGTACGGGGTCTCGACGACGTGCGCGCCGCGATTGAGAACCAATCCGGCGAACGTGTCTGGAACAGCGAGCAACTGATGGACGAGTTTGAAGTCTCGCACTTCGACCCGCCATACGTGCATGTGATTCGAAAAGCGGACGCCGTCGCCGGTACCGTGGTGTTCAATGACGACCCGCGATTTTATTTTGCGTTCAAACCCACAAAGGGCAATCATGGGCGAGGAGAGACATGAATACGACACCGGCGCTGTTCGCAGCGCGGATTGCAACGCGGTACGCTACGATCTGATCTCTCCGATTGGATTGCGCGCGTTGGCTCGAACGTACGACGAGGGCGCCAAAAAGTTCGGCCCGTACAACTGGGAGAACGGCATGCCCGTGTCGGATCTGCTGAATCATGCGATCGCGCACATCTACAACTTCCTAAACGGCGATCGCTCGGAAGACCATCTCGGCCACGCGGCTTGGAATATTCTTGGCGCAATCCACTCCCACGAGAAGTGGCCAGAGCTGAACGACGGGCTGTTGAGAGACAGCGCCGGAAACGTGCCGCCTAAATACAAAATAAGCAAATAACGGCTTTTTTGTCGTGTAGTTGCTTTTTGTTTTTGCGGGTGTATTTTTCATTTAGCCGCCAATTGCGCCGAGTGTTTCGGCGGCGGCTGCTTAAGGAGACGGTTTATGGCCAAGGCTGAAAATTTCGTGAGCCCGGCAAATCTTTGGGGCCGCCCATTGCCCGGCGCGAGCAGCACGGCAGGAAAAGAAAAAAAGGACGACAAAAAAGAAAAAGGGGCCACACGGATGCGGACCGACGAATACGACGATGACGATGACGTTGACGCAGAACTTGAAGCGGATGCGGCAGGCGCCGATATCAACGAAATCGAAGACGACTCAGAAGCCTACGCTGAAGCGGCGGCTGAGTATGACGACGAGAGCGATGAGGATATCCGCGAAACAGCGGCAACGCTAGCGGACGAAGAACCCGACGACGATGAAGACGAAACCGAGTACGAGCCAGAAGAAGGCGACGAGGTTTCTGCCGAAGATGTCGACTCCACGGCGGAGGCCGACGAAGACGACCCGGTCGAGTCGCCAAACGCGACGAAGACCACAAAAAGGAAGGTGAAGGATATGGCCGAGAAGAAGAGCGGCGCCGATCACATCCGTGATGAGATCGCGCGTCGGCAAGAGTCTGGCGACTCGCTGCGCGGTGTTGACATCGTGGCAGCGCTCGCCAAGAAGCGTGTGACGGTGAGCCCGGCGCAGGTCAGCCAGCTGTTGAAAAAGGCTGGCGCGGCGCCGGGTAAGCGCGGCGCGCCGGCTGGCGAAGAGCGCAGCCGTGTGGCTGCGATGGGAAAGAAGAAGCCGGTTGAACCGCCGCGCTCGACGGCCAAGCGGCCGGCAGCCGGCCCGACCGGTTCGGGTACGTTGCCGATGGCGCAGCTTAAGGCCGCGTCTGATTTCCTCGCTGCTTGTGGCGACAGCTACGAGACGGCCGGCGAGATTCTTGCGGCGCACAAGCAGCTCGGCGCCATGATGGGCCGCTGAGCCCCGGTTCTACCCGCTGCTGGCACTAGTCACGGACGGCTAGTGCCAACGCGGGTGGATATCTTTACGGACAGCTGCGCTCGCAGCGAAAGGATCACCCAATGGCGACGGACGAGGTCTGTCTGCTTGAACCGCGTATCCCGCTTCGTTTCCCGGGAGACGCTGATGAAATGACAATGCCTGCTGGCACAATTAAACGTATCCACGTAAACCAGCACATCATTCGTAGTAACAAAGCGCAAAACGTGCGCGTTCCGCCGCTGACGATCAAGTGGCGCAATAAAACGTATGCCGCAAAAGACGTAGACGTCCGCGGCGAGTCGCGAGTTGTCTACTCGCCTGACGCGCCGCTCGCTTGCGGAGCGCATGTTTGGGTAGAGACACGCGCCGAGGTTGTAGCGTATCGATGACGCCGTACGCTGACGACCAGACAGGGCAGCTTGCTGCCGATCGCGAAAAAATTCTGTCCGCGCTCGATGAGCTAAACGCGCTGCGAACAAAATACAGCGACGTTATTGCTATTCCTGAAGTCGTTACGTTGCACGACGTCACGGAGTATCACCTAGATACGCCGCGCGGGCCGCAGCAGTTTAAATACTTTTATGACCGCAAAACAGCGGTTGCAGTACTTGAGCACTTTGCGGGCACCGATTACATCACGCCCGAAATATTTGAAAGCACAATTGTGTGCGCAATAGGTAACTACACAAAACGAAAGGGCAAACGAGGCTAACAATGTCTCACATCGTTCAGATCAAGACGGAAGTGAAAGATGCGGCCGCTGTCGAGGCGGCGTGCCGCCGACTGGGGCTTGAGGCCCCGAAGTCGGGCCACCACGTGCTGTTCGCCGGCCAGAGCGCCGACGGTCTTGCGGTGAATCTCCCGGGCTGGCAGTATCCGGCCGTCTTCAACACGGAGACCGGCGCGGCGGCGTACGACAACTACAACGGCGCGTGGGGCAAGCAGGAAGAGCTGGACAAGTTCCTGCAGGCGTACACGGTTGAAAAGGCGATCTACGAAGCTCAGAAGGGCGGCTACTCGGTGTTCGAGGAAATGCTGCCGGACGGTTCCATCAAACTCAGCCTGACGGGAGGATTCTAAACATGTCAAAGACGATCCACATTGTTGTTGACCCGAAAGGCGGCACGAAGATCGAGACCAGCGGCTTTAGCGGCAGCTCGTGTCAGGACGCGACCCGAGCACTGGAGCAGGCGCTGGGCGCCAAGGTTGACGAGCAACTGACTGGCGAATACTACACCGCCAGCAACGACGAGCAGATTGCGGAAAGCAACTAACCAACCAAAGGAAAAGCATGTCCCTCGAAAAAGAGATCAAGGAGCTAGTGTGCGCCGGCTTCTCCGGCATCTGGATTGAATCGCAGGAGTGCGACGACGCGATTGCGTCGATTCGCCGCGTAACCGAGGAAAAGGAATGGGGTTTTGATGTGTGGGACATCGACCGCCAGCTGTATTCGGGTGTTGCGCCCGCTCCCGGCCCGATGCAGGCTCTGCGCTTCCTCGACCAGCCGCAGCCCAAGCAGCCAATGCTGATGGTGCTGAAGAACTTCCACCGGTTCCTTGGGAACCCGGAGGTGCTGCAGGCTCTTGCCAACCGCGTCGTGCAGGGCAAGGGCGAGGGTAAACATATCATTATCGTGGCGCCAGTGCTTCAGCTTCAGCCCGAGGTTGAAAAGCTGTTCACCGTGGTGCATCACGAGCTGCCGGATATCGAGCAGCTGAAGGTCGTCTGCAACGACCTGTTTCCCGAGGGCTGCGCGTTTGCGAAGCCGACGGAGCAGGAGGTTGCCGCCGTGGTCGACGCTTCGCGCGGTCTGACCCGGCAGGAGGCCGAGAACGCTTACGCGCTGTCACTGGTGCGTAACAACAAGCTGTCGCCGGATACGATCTGGGGCATCAAGGCCCAGACGCTCGAAAAGAGCGGCACGATGACGCTGTATCGTGGCGACGCGAACTTTGAAAACCTTGGCGGTCTGGAAAACCTGAAGTCTTTCTGCCTGCGCGCCATGCGTCGTCAGGGCGAGACAAACGTCGACCGGCGCCCCAAAGGTGTACTTCTGCTGTCGCCTCCGGGCTGCGGCAAGTCGCAGTTTGCCAAAGCGCTTGGCAACGAGGTCGGCCGTCCGACCGTGATGCTTGATTTTGGTTCGCTCATGGGCAAGTTCGTCGGTGAGTCCGAAGGGAACATGCGGCGGGCCCTCAAGCAGGTTGATGCCATGGCGCCCTGCGTGCTGTTTGTCGACGAGATCGAGAAGGGCCTTGCCGGCGTTGGAAGCTCCGGCCAGACCGACTCCGGTGTCTCGGCGCGACTGTTCGGCACGCTTCTTACTTGGTTGAACGATCACACGTCGGACGTGTTCTTCATCGGCACCTGCAACGACGCGAGCCAGCTGCCCGCACCGTTTGCTCGCGCCGAGCGCTTCGACGGTATTTTCTTCGTGGATCTGCCGGCCGCTGAACAGCGCGCCGCGATCTGGGATATCTATCTCAAGCAGTTCGGGTTGGATGAGCGGCAGGAAAAGCCGGACGACACCAACTGGACCGGCGCCGAGATCAAGAGCTGCTGCCGTCTGGCGGCGTTGCTGGATATCCCGCTCGTAGACGCTGCGCAGAACGTTGTACCGATTTCGGTGACGTCGGCGGAGCAGATCGAGCGTCTGCGTCAGTGGGCCGAAGGCCGGTGCCTGTCGGCGGACACGCGCGGTATTTATACCCGTGTTGGTAAGCCGGCTGTGCAGCCGACCGGTCGCCGCCGCGTGGCGGCTCCCGCAAAGAACTAAGTTTGTTGGCAACACTGCGGCTGCGGGGCGTAACAGCCCCGCAGCTGCGGGTTGTCGGCGGGAGACGCTATGCCGAACTGGTGTATGAACAAAGCAACGTTTACGCACACGCTACCAAAAGATTTGCATAAGCTTGTGCGTGCGTGGAATAGCGGCAAACTGATGAGCGCATTCTTGCCGTGCCCGATTGAATTAAAAGAAACAGTAGCCGGTAGCCTTGGTCGAGGTACGCCAGAACAAGCCGCGCTGGAAATCCAAGAACAGCAAAACTTGGAACGATTTGGTTCCAAGAACTGGTACGACTGGCAAGTGCAGCATTGGGGCACAAAATGGGACATTGGTCGCGACAAAGACAGCCCGCGCATCAACTTGCCGGCAAACGCCACCAGCGTCACATTGCGGTTTGAAACCGCGTGGGCCCCGCCAATCGCGTTCTACGACCACCTGCGGTTTAAATGCGGGTTTCTTGTGGACGCCTTGTTTTACGAACCGGGTGTTGGCTTTTGCGGCGTATACGACCGCGGGCTTGAACTGAGCTGGGAGTTACCAACGACACAGCAAGAGCTAGACGTCCTGCCCGCGACACTTGTCGAAGAATTTAATTTGCAGGAATGCCTGCGCAACGAAGACGACACGGAAGATGACGACGAACAAGAGGAGGACTGAATGTCTACAGCAGAAACAACAACAACAGAAACAGGAACGGTCCAGCAAGCAGCTAGCGACCTGCGCCAGACGATGGGCGCGGTCAAGCTCTCGTTCTCGTGGTTAGGCACGCAGCGCAAGCTGTCCGACGCCCAGACAAAGCAGGCCGCTGATACGTTCCACGCGGCAACGGATCTGGTCACAGCGTCAAAGCGGCTGATCGACACCAAGAACGCCACGTACCGCACGCTGACCACACTCAAGAGTCAGGCGGCCAGTTACTGGCGCTCGATGACGCTGCCGTATCCGCAGGAGGGTGTCCGGCTGATTCGTCAGTCAGACGTCGGCGCGTTTGAGGACCGGATGCGTGAATACAAGGAGCAGCTGGCTGCTGCGGCCGCTGTCCTGCAGCTGGAATACGAAACGCTCAAAAGCGCCGCCCGAGAAAAGCTTGGAGATCTGTACAACCCAACCGACTATCCCGAAACGCTGGAAGGCGTTTTTGATATCAAATGGGAGTACCCGTCGGTCGAGCCGCCAAACTATCTGATGACGTTCGATCCAAACCTGTACGCGCAGGAACAGCGCCGCGTCCAGAGCCGTTTTGAAGCGGCAGTAGTCATGGCGGAAGAAGCGTTCGCCGAGCGGCTGCAAGAGTTGATCGCGCATCTGGTCGAGCGGCTGACTGACGAGCCCGACGGCACAAAGAAGAGTTTTCGCGCTTCGGCGATCGAAAACTTCAAGGAATTTTACGAGAGCTTCCAGCACATGAACGTCCGCTCGAATGCGGAGCTGGAAGGCTTGATCCGACAGGCAAACAATCTGGTGTCCGGCGTAGACGTTGGTGAGTTGCGCAAAAGCAATGAACTGCGGCAGACGCTCAGCCAGCAGATGGTTGAGGTCAAGACCGCGCTTGACAGCATGATCACAAACGCACCGCGCCGACGCGTACTGCGAATGGAGTAAGCATGACGTTGAACGCAACGTTAGTAGAAGCCACGGCGGCTGGCGTTTTGGACGCGCCGGCCGCCGACTTGCCCGTCAAAGCGGTTCGGAGGAAGCGGGCATCAAAGCATGATTTCAAAGACGGCCGCGGCCGTGTATTTGCTCATCGGCACGTCAACGGTAACGGCTGGGTAGCAGATACGGCCAAAGTGGCGGACACTGTGTTTGTAAACAAAATGGCGCAGGTGTACCACAACGCTGTAATCGAGGGAAAAGTCGCGCTCAATAGGCGAGCGCAAGTTTGCGGCAACGCATACATCCGTGACCGCGTTATCGTAGGCGATGACGCGCTGGTTGCCGGAAAAGCGGCGATATTTGACGACTGCCGCATCCTGCATGAGTCGCGCGTGTATGGCGGTAGGGTCAGCGGCTCGACGACTATGTACGAGACTAGCCACATTCGGCAGGAGGCGCACGTGCACAATTGCACGCTGCGCAGCCAAGCGCACGTCAGCGGATACGCTATGGTGTTTATGTCGTCGCTGGAGGGCGCTGTAACCATCACCGGCGACGCAAAAGTCGCCTGCTCGACCATGCACGGTTTCGTGACGATCGGCGGCCGGGCCAATGTCATCTCCAGCAAGCTGGCGCAACAGTCGATGTATTTCTCGTCAGAAGAAGCAACGATGTTCGGGCACAACAAATTAAAAGTGCTGGACTTTGCCGTTGTTTCCGGCGTCGAAATGCTGAGCGGTTTATTGACGATCAAAGGCCGCACCGTAATTGCGGGCGGAAGCATCAGCTTTCGCCCCAACCACGCGAACGGACAATACGAACGATTGGAGACGGAAACGGACGCGTTGTTTCCGGGTGTCACGATCAGTCGGATTGATCAGTTCATGGCGTACAACGTGCCAGCCAGTCAGCGTGGTCGAGCGCTCAATCACGTCGTGCCGACTGTGCGACCTGTTAACATGGACGAACTGATTCCGACCCGGCGCCTGATGACCATGTCGGGAGACCGCAAATGAATCTTTACGTTCGACCAAATGGCACAGCGCAGTGCCTGTACGATGAAAAGATTCCGCTGGGTGAACTCGGGCAGCTGGATATCAAAAGGGCCAGCCATGTCGAGCCAGACCCAGACACGCCCGGCGAATGGTTAGCCGATATGGCGCCGGTTGGTGGTCCGCTGTTCAAAGGCTTTAAATCGCGAGCTGACGCCCTTGTGGCAGAAGCCAAGTGGTTAAACGACAAAATGTGGTACTACAACGTATGCGTCGTACAGTAACAACTCCGGTAGTCCGCTGGGGAGTAGATGACGAAAACGGGGACAACCCGAGCGGAAAACCCGGCGTCATGGAGTTTGACGTAACGATTGAAATAACGCCCGAGACGTCTGCAGTCATGTATGACCGCAACATGGAAGGCTCGCCCGGTTCGCCGGCGTCGGCTGATGTTGTTGCGGCAAACTGCACAAGCCTTTGGTTTGACGACGAAGATAAACGTAAACCAACCAAAGAAGAACGCCTCGCATTTAATGACTGGTTCTTCTTGTGGCTCGCTCGTCGCCCGTCCGAAAATCGCGCACTACAACGCCTTGCGTTTGAATTGACCGCAGACGCGTTTTAAACGCATTGCGCAAACACACAAAACACCCCATCTTCACGGTTGAAATTGGGGTTGCAATAAAATCCTGTTTGGCTGTACACACACGTATGGCCGAACAGGTTGGGGTCACGCGTGTGACCTCACCCGTTTGGTAGCTTAGAGGTACTTCAAAATGAAGTCTTGTTTTGCAGTTGTTGTTCTTTCTTTCGTTTCGACCCTTGCCTTCGCGGGTGACGCTGCTCCTCAGAGCGTGCTGCAGCAGCCGACGCTCGCCACACCGGAAGTGGCTGTAGCGCCGGCTATCGAGTCGGCGGCGCCTGCTGTTGCCCCGGCGGCAGTGGCTACCAACGACTGCGCCTGCAGCAACGGCAGCTGTTCCGTTGCCCGGCTTGGCCGCCAGCGATTCCGCACCGTCACCGAAGGGTGCGATGCGTGCACCGGCCAGTCTGTTCGCGCCGTGACTCGCGGCGTTGTCCGCGGCGGCACTGCGGCGGTGCAGAACGCGGGCGCTGTGGCGTACAACGTCGTGACGCTTCCGGCTCGCGCCGTGCGTCGTGCTCGTTGCAGCGGCTCGTGCAACTGCCGCTGATCACGCAGTAGCGTAAGTTCTCACAGAGGGCGCCGGGGGCTTGTTCTCCCGGCGCCCTCTCTTTTTACCCGGAGACTCACATGCCCTATTTTCACGTTCGTGTTTCACGGACTCATGCGGAAACGTACGTAATCGAGGCGGTAGACGAGGGCGCTGCGGAAACCGCCGCTGTGCTAGCTGATATCAAAAAGTTGGATAAGAAAGTGGTACTTGTGCATAAAGACGCCGGCTGCTCGATCGACATAAGCGACGCCACAAAATCTGACATAGCCGCGGCGCTCAAGAAAAAGCGAGTCAAGTAATGGGTATTGATATCTATCTGGAATGGGACGGGATGGAAGAAGAAGAAAAACAGGCGCAAGCCACTGGCTTCTCCGTCACGTCCGGCAACGTTGGATATCTGCGGGAAGCCTATCATGGCGGCCCGTACGCTACGCGCATTCTGGTTCGAGAAGCGTTCGACGCCGAGGACTGTCGCGCAGAGATCCCGGCAGCCGTGCTTCGTGAACGACTGACGCGCGTCACAGAGCCCAGCTACGGCAGCGGACAAGGCCACGCGTTGGCAGAACAACTCGTCAACATGTTCGTGTCGCAGGGTAAAGATGTCGGCGGACAAACAGTGCAAAGCGACACGACGCGACCCATGACCGTGGAAGAAGCAATCGCCGAACGACAGCGCCGGCTTTACCCGGACGACTCGGCAGAAATGACAAAAAAAGTCACCAAGTCATTTAGAGACTTTGTTGCGCTGGCAGAAGAAAAAGAACGCCAGCGCGGAAAACCCTGCACCATTTACGCCTCATACTGACATGGCCAAAGCAAAAACCGCAACAACCCCTGCAAGCCCGATCAAAGACCTGTGCCCGCTGCTTGAAGCAATCGGCGTAACGCGCATCGAAGCGGAGTACGACGGCAGCGGCGACTCCGGCGATTTTAATAGTTTTACGTTCGTGTTTGACGATCCGACTGTGCAGAACGACGTGTCGGTGCTTAACAACATGCAAAGCAACCGAAACACGCACATGTACCTTGATCAGTTTCGGCGAACGCACTGCACAAGCGCAGACGCAACGAAACCGCCCATCATGACAGACGCGCAGTTAGCCGCGCTGCGGGACGCGTGCTTTGATTTACTGCCGGGCGGCTGGGAAATAAACGAAGGTAGCTTCGGCACCATTGTAGTTGACGTCAGACGGCGCAAAGTGCGCATGGAGCACAACGAACGTATCGTCGAAGTAGCTACCACCAACACCGAGTGGTGATATGACAATTGACGAAGCTATTGACAACCTAAAACGAGCAAAGAAAAAAGGCGTCAAAAGCGTCATTCTGGCTTGGTGGAGCGCTGACATGTTTGGCAGATCCGACGACAGCGACTGGGAACGTTCTGCTGAGATAGCCGAAGACAAAATGGACTGGTCCACAACGCACAGCGATCTTGCGTCTGTGCTGGATTTGTATGCGGGAGACTAATGGCACATCCGTATCACCACGCACTCTCGTCAGTGCGCAAGTGGGGCGGCGAGGTAGACGACTATCTCGCCATCCACGAATGGTTTGATGGGTCCAAGGCGCACATGGCTGACTTTCGTCACCGTGCACTGCGGCACCACTCCGAAGGGATCTTCATGGCAGAAAGACTCTTCGGAAAAATAATCACCAACGCTGACGGGCGTGTCGTTCCGGTACGGTATATCGGCGAGCAGCACGTCAACGAAGATTTAGGGCGTATTCCAAGCGTCACCGACTGGCTGCGTTGTATCAAGCCCAGCGACGATGACGCGTGGATGTTTGGGCGCGGTAAAAACCTAGAGAAGGAGCTACTTGCATGAGGTCAAAGATTTCCAAGGCAACGCGAACCATTGTTGAAAACACCGTAGCCCGATGGCTTGAGACAATTAACGAAGGCCGGCCAAATGTGACAAAAGCGTCGGACATACTTCGCGCTGCCTACGAAAGCGGTTTAGGCTCGTTTCGGCGTGACCGCTACAAGAAAAGCCCGGTAACGTTTTACGTAGCCAAATCGCCCGTCACGTTCATGATCTCGATGGCTGTGGTGCGCGGGCGGATGACAAAGACCTATGCGCGTGAGCTGTGCAAGCAGCTCGAAATTGATAGCGCGTTTCTGATCCCGCTGCGCAAAGATTCGCTGCTAGGATGGAACAGCGACCGGCGGCGCTGGTGGAGCAACATGCAGAACAACGAGTTCACTCGCACGTGGCTGCGCGCTATCCGCGAAGAGTACATGTCAAACGAAAAGCTTGTTGCAAACTCGTTTGGCCTGTCTCGGCGGTGGTGGCGTAATCGCGGGCAGAGTTCAGAAGACGTCGTGCTGCACAAGACGAATAATCTGGCCATCACGGTTAATCTTTTCCGTTCCATGCTCAACGATACGATTGGACTCGAATCCGTCACAGAAAGTTTTCGCAGCTGGGACGGGTCGATGCGGAACAATGAAGTACTGCGAACAGAAAAGAAAATATCTGAGATTGCGAACAAAATCATTTTTGACAGCAGCTCAACTGCCGGGGCTATCGGTGAGCTGAACCGTGTAGTGTCTATTACGGAACTAAACAACACCAGCGAATCGATTGCAGACGACGGTGTATGGCTGGGCAGCGTGCCGCAGGCCATTGACGCCGAGATCCTGTGCAAGCTGCTGAAGATCGACGACCCCACGGTCACGTGGGAGCACGAAGTGTTTCATCACTGCACAGCGTTCGCGGCGTTTCAATCGTCGTGTGTCGTACTGGCTGACCGGCCGCAGATCGGGCTCAACGAGTCGGGCAATCTGCATAGCACAACCGGACCGGCGGTACAGTGGGCAGACGGCGTCAAGCTGTGGTTTAACGACGGCCATTTTATGAACGAAGGCGGCCGCAAAATTGTCGAACGGCCGGAACAATTGACGACCGCGCACATCATGCGCATTCGTAACGAAGAGACGCGCCGACTGGCCATCGAGCGTTTCGGCTGGGATCGCTTTATTGCTGAGGCAGACTGCCCGGTTCTCGACAGTCGTGTTAACGATATTGATAACACAACCGAGATGCTGGTAGGTCCGCCGCGCGGCCAAGAAAACAGAACCGGTCAAAACCGGATGGTGTTGTTCTGCCGCTCTACGGGGCGTCGGTATTTCATCAGCGTGCCGCGCGATATTAGCACCTGCGCCGAAGCGCAGAGTTGGATGGCAGATGCGGGCACCACAGCGCGTGTTCCGTACGCGGCTAATCCAGTTCGGGTGATTGGGGCATCGTAAATCAAACAAAGGAGTTTTTCATGAGTACCGCAGTTATCGACGCTCCCGCGTCACATGCCACGGTTGCGCGCCTTCGCGCCGCCGCCCAAGCGATTGAACAGATCAAGAACGACGCCCCGCAGCAGTTTCCTGAAGCTGCCAGCGTTGGCGACGCCGTCCGGCAGGGCGACATTTACATTCAGAAGATCGACGACGTTTCGGCTACGCCGCTGCTCTACACCCGCGTGCTGCAGCCGGTATTCCCGCTGCAGCTGGCCGAGGGCAACACCAAGGGCAGCCGGCACTGCCTGTCACACGGCAACGGCGTGACGGTCTACAATCCGATTGAGCCCAACTCGCGCGAGATGTTCTCGCAGCTGGCGGAGATGCGCGGCGTTTCGACGGCCGAGCCAAACTGGCGCCAGACACTGCGCGACGCCGAGTGGGAAGAGCGGCGAGCTAACCCGGGCTCGTCGACAACCCTGTTGACGGCGCAGGACGCCACTGCGATGTTGGCGTTCGCCGGCCCGATTCTCCGGCTGGCCGAGCCAAACGTAATTGCACACCCGGAGCACGGCGACTGGTTGCTGCCGCCGGGTACGTATCGGATCACCTACCAGCGCACGGTGGCAAAAGACAACACCGTCATCCGCGTCTGGGACTGATATCTAAATGAACCCCTGCCCGGGCGGTAGCAAAACAACTACCGCCCGGGCTTCATTTAAACCAAAAACCATGAGCATCGCCGAAGACACAAACATCGAAGCCGTGCTGCCCATGACGCTGCACGACGAAGAACAACTGCTTGAATATCTCAACGACACGATGATTCCGTGCGCCGGCTGCGGCGCCCAGATCGAAGTCGACGATAGTCACCGCTGGATCAATCGCCTCGTGTGTGCGGAGTGCATTGCAGAATACGAGGGGCTTGACGCGGCTGACGAAGCCAATTACGACGACATCTACGAGGAGGAGCCTACCGATGGCGACGACTGAAATGCGCTGGACAGACGTGCCAGCAAGTGTGGTCAAAGCTGCAGCCGAACGTTGCGACGGCCACGGGATATTTGATCCGGCTGCGCTCACCGAGGTTGGCGTTCCGCAGCCGCTGGTTGACCGATTCACCGAGACATTTGAAAGCGACTTCAGCAGCCCAAAGTCGACAATCTTTGATAACAAAACCGGCCTGCCGGTGAACCAGATGCGCGGCGTCTACGGCTACAACGTGCTGTCTGGAATGATTCGCGACTTGCAGATCCACGCCGAACCCAAATTTGGTCGCGGGTTTCAGGCAGAGGTGTGGAAGAAGGCGATTTTTGCTCATTTTGACGGCCCTGTACCTGCGGAGGCATAATGCCCGCCAAAGAAGACCTGCGGTTGCAATACCTGATCGCGAACAAAGAACCCGTAACCGCTGACATGATTGAAGAGCTGCTGCTGCGCGCATTTGCGAGCAGCTTCTGTGGCGAACAAGAAGAAGCTATGGCGTCGACCACGATCGCACAGCTGTCGGGCTGCCTGTGTTCACTCAGGCTTGCCGCGGCGCATGACGAAGACGACGACGTGAAAGAGGCCGCGGTTGAGGCCAAGATCCTGCGTGGCCCTGCTGCAGAGCAGTTTTACTGCAACGAAGTAATCAGGCTCTACAAGGCCAACGGCGCAGACCAGCTTTACGCTGAAGAGGCCGCCACATGGCCTGACGTCCTTGTGATGGACGCCGAGTACATGGAAGGCACGCTACGGCAGTTCGCCAAGATAGAAGTTGGACATGATCTACTTGTCGGTGATTATCTGCGCGCGCGCTACGGCGCAAATCAAACCCGCAGGAGCTAACTATGGTTAGCCTGAACAACGAGTTTGAACTGGACCATCCGTCGGAAAACGTACTGGAGTGGTGCCGCAATATCGTGCGTGTTATCGCGGACGGCGGTGTGTGGGGTATTCCGCGGTCACACACCATATTTCGCGTCGATCACAAAAATAAACGACTCGTGCTGCTAGCGCCCGGAAACGACGACGGCGCAGATTTCGAGGCCACAAAGCGGGTATTCAAACACATTGGATGGGATGTCACTGAGGACGATCATGGAGCAACAAAATCATGAACTGCTGGGATTAATCGTAGCCAGCCAGCGCGCTATATGTGACGAGCTGCTGGCCAAGGAAAAGAAAAAAGAAGCGCACATTGCACAACAACACGCCGCCTTTATGGACACGTGCATTCCCGGTGTGTGGGAAAGCGCCAAAGATATCATCGTTCCGCACTACGATCAGGATTTGGAAGAGCTGGAAATTCCCGTCGGCAAGTGCGGCAAATATGTCCGCAAAGAAGACGTAATCGTGGGCCTTGAAGTCTGGAACCGACGTTCCGGGTGTTTATGCTCGTGGCGCTGCCGTATGACCAAAGAGGGCAAGCTGCTTTACCGAGGCGAGATGGTGTATCACAGAGGAAGTATGGGCACCTACTCAGATCTAACCAAGACTGAGTTTGAGCAGACGTTCCTGCGGCACATGGCTGCTCTGATTCCGGGATCGCAGCTGAAGCACATTGAACCGGTTGCATTAGCCGCCAGAAAAACCAAACGGAGAGTCGTTGCGATGGCTGAATGATATGAAACTCACAGCGCAAGAAGCGCAGTTGGTATACGAGGCCCTGCGTGTTGTAAATGCCGCGCTTGGCGCACGTAAAGTTGAGCTGATCCGGGAATACAACGCTACGCTTAAAGACTGCAAAGAAGATCCATATCTCCCAGAACCAGCCGCATTTGATGAGCTAGGCAAAGCGTTTGACGTGCAGGACGCCATAACCGACCTGCTGCGAAAGTTTGAACGAACGGTAGAAAAACCGGCAAAGAAGCGCACACCCAAGGACGGAAAAAATGAAAGACGAACTGGAAAATAAACTTGTCAAAGAGTTTCCTGAGCTGTTTCAGGACCACGACAAGCCACCGACAGAAACCCTGATTTGCTTTGGGTGCGAATGTAGCGACGGCTGGTTTGATCTTATTTACACCGCCTGCAGCGTGATTCAGAATCACATCAAATACCGCCCCGAATGTCCGCCGTTTCGCTTCAGTCAGATCAAAGAAAAGTTTGGTGGGCTGCGGCTGTACAGCTACGGCGGCGACGAATTCACACATGGCGTGTGCAACATGGCCGAAGCGATGTCGTACAGGATTTGCGAGGTCACCGGCGAACGCGGGCAGCTGTGCTCTACAGGTTTTTGGCTGCGCACGCTGTCACCAGAACAGGCTGAGAAGAACGGCTACACTCCCGTGAAAAATCGCAAGGGCGACGAGCTGGAAAACGAACCGGAGACCGACAAATGATATCGCGCGCAGAACTTAAAAGCTGGCTCAACGCGCTGCCCGAAAACGCTGACGTTTACATCGACGACGACGGGCTATCGCTTGCTTGTAATACGCAGAATCTGGACGCGTATATCGAAGTGGGCGGAAAACCGGACGACGAGGAAACCACGGATGGCCCCGAAACAGAAAGTCTCGATTCCAGAGCTATTTAAACTCTGGCACACAAACGTAGGCAGCAAAGCAATTTGTGAGCAACTGGGAATCAGCGAGGCATACCTGCGCCGGCTCGTCAAAACACATCACCTGCCAAAACGAAGTCGTGCAGACACAAGTGCCAGCCGCCTCACTGATCCAAGCCCGGAAGAACTAGAACAGCGTATGCAAGAGATTCGCAGCGGCTGGTCGGCAAGCGAGGCTGAAGCAAAGTACTGCGGGCGCAAGCATCAGCGGTGGGAAATTCCAACGATACATTATGACGCCCGCCTTGATCAGTTTTATGACTGAAAGGATAACCCATGACAATGCCAGATGAACGCTTTCGCGCCGTACGGTATGCGCGCGATTTTCTGTACGACCTGCTGGACCCCAAGAAAACGCCAAAGGTTCCCAGAGAAATTCGTGACCGCGCCCGTGCCGTGCTGCGGCATTATCCCATGGAGTACGACATGACACGGGCGGCTGAAGGACACGACGATGTCTTTTGGACGCAGGCGCAGTTCCGCGAACATTTTCCCAACATCACTAATCCACCGTCATGAAAACACGCGACCCAAACTTTGACGAACCGGATCTTTGCATCAACGGCTACACGCTGCAAATGACAAGCCGCGCGTGCCCGGAGCAGTACGACGTGTTTGATGCGCACGGAGAAATGGCCGGTTATTTGCGTCTGCGCCACGGATACTTTCGGGCAGACTACCCAGACTGCGGCGGCGAAACCGTCTACACGTCAAACACCAAAGGCGACGGGCTGTTTGACGATGACGAGCGCATGCCCGAACTGACCAAGGCCGTCGCAGCACTGGACGCTATTCACCGGAAAGGAAAACAAGAATGAACAAGAACGAGCAGCAAAGTATGTGGCCCGTGTTTATCGTGCTACTGGTTATCGGCACGCTGATCTCAATGGTGACGGCTAATAACGTCAGCCCGCAGCGCGCATCGTTCGAGCCCGACAGCTCATCGGTCGAGCACCGATACGTCAAAGAGCGCTTCAAGCTCGAAGGCTATAGCGACGCGGAATCCAAGCAAGCCGCGGACGCCATCATCAAATTCCACAACGCACAACAAGCGCGTCAGCGCTGAGGAGCCTGCATGGCTGAAACCAAAAAGTACAAGTACCTGAACAAAGAGTACTTGGACCGCATCAACTACCTGTCGCGCGACGTGATGAAATACAATCGCTCGCTGCCGCAGGACCTGATCGACCGCTTGCCCGAAGAACGTTTTTATATCATTACGTTCTCGATGCTGCATGAGCACATCGCCGGCAAACCAGCGGAGCCGCACGTCCGCTGCCTGATCTATGGCGGCCCGGATGTTCCCAACCCCATGATTCTCGACATGGAAATGGGCTTGTACGAAATGCTGCCGGAAGCGGAAGTGCCGGCAGAACCCGAACCCAGCAACGAACCGGAAGTAGTTGCCTAGTTTTAACAGAAGGATAATTTATGGCTCGCAAGGAGCACCCGCAGAGCAGAGGCATGGCGTCGCGGTCAGCCAACAAGGTGTCGACTATTACGCCGCAAAAGAAGAGCAGCGCAGCTCGCCGGCTTGGTCGTCCCGAGACGCGGACTATGACGCTGAAGCAGTGGGCGGATGTACCGGACGCGCCGGTGCAGCGCGACACAGCCAAGCACTGGAACAAGGCAAAGAAGTACTTGTCCAAGCTGCGTGAAGCGCACCGCACGGTCCACATGGCCGTGACGGAAGACGGAAAGGAGTTCAAGCTTGATGCGCACACGCGCACCTACGGCTGGATGAACGGCCTGACGGACGCCGTGCCTGACTACGTGACCGTGAAGATCACCTACGTCAAGGACGAGCAGGAGGTCATTGAGGAGTACTACACGTACGACAGCGGCGGCCAGACCAAGGATGCCGCGGACCAACTGTACAGCGCGTTCAAGCAGTTTAACATCTCGTACGAGTCGTCTTTCTTTGCTGGCTGCAAGGGCATTGTGGCGGCGATGAAGGAAGCGCTGCGAGAAATTCACCGCCTGTACGAGATCCCGAACGCCCCGCCAAACATTCAGCATGTTTCTGTGGCGACCTGCGTTGAATACTTTCAGGAGCAGTTGCGCGCTCTTGATAGCATTATGCCAACAAAGGCGCGGTTCTCTGGGCCGCCGACTGCGGCGTTCCTGTTGGCGCACTTCAAGTACACGGAGCTGGGCAAGAACGTCGACGATGTTGTCGAGTTCTTCCGCCGACACCAGCACGATGAAGGCGTCAAGAACGGCAAGACCCACGACGCGGTCTACGAGGTCACCAAGATCATGGCTAAGAAGGGTGGCGGCGGTGCAAACCAGCGCTACGAACGACTGGCCAAGATCCTTGGCTGTGTAGAGCGGTTTATCAGTCCCGGCGGCCGTACCGGCAGCTGGACCAACGCTGCCAAGGTAGACATGGAAAACTACCTGCTTGACGAGCATGCGCTGCTGGTCAAGAAAACGCAGCGACCCGGACAGGCAAAGAAGTTCACTAGGTAGCACCTAGTTGAGATACGCGTAGGGGCGGGCAAACACCCGCCCCTACGCCATCTCTTTTTTTGATATCCAAGAGTTGGCGCTTCTCTAGTCTGCTCAAACTACCAAAAACGCTAGTTTCACTACGTAGTAAAATTCGGGTGATTAGTGAAAACTACAGTTATTGCCGGCAAAATCAATCCTACACAAATTGAACAACCCCCCGATCATGCGCTAGACATCCAATACTTTTTGAGTCTTTGCAGACTCAAAAGATGTCTGCATCCTTGTAGGTACGAAGTACCTACACTAGGTCCGCACAACCCGGACAAAATTTGCAAAATACGCGCGTCGTAACTGCTTTGCTGGCAGCTATTTGCATTCAATTTTGAGGTCAATTTACCCCCCAACATTTTTGCTCGCATGTGTTTTGATATCAAAACGCGGCGGCACACGAGACAGGATCATGAAACCCTCGAACAACACGAAGAACCCTGAAAATCTGATCGCGGACAATGAGCTGGTTCGTAGCGCGGTCGGTAAAGTCTGCTACTTGGTTTTCCACAACAAAGGAGTTCAGCATGACAGCGCCCGGTGTGATCACGATTCCGCAGAAGACAGCGCCGCCGGAAAATCCGCCGATGGTAATTGCCGCGGGGCCGCCTAAAAGCGTTGGCCCGCACACGGTCGGCGGCGAACTGGTGGTCGTGCATCAAAACGGTGTTGCCACGGGTCGCAGGGTCACGATTGACGGTGTAACGATTATGACGGCTGTCGACGGCGTCATGACGACCGGACAGGTGACGATTCACCCATGACATGCTACGGCTACGACAACACGTTTAAACAGATTGCAGACGCCTGCCAAGAGCTTTTTCAGGCAGATCTGATTGGGCTCGACGCACGAATGGAAAACCACGATCCGTGTATGTATTTAACGCTGCAGCTGCGCATTCGAGACCCGCGGTCGGTCAGCGCAGAAAGTTTTGAAAGCACGCGGGCTAGTCTTGCAGGACAGCCAGAAAAGATGACAATACCCCCAACCGGCCGCCGCATCATGCAGCTGCACCCGGACATCGACATGGAGGTTCCCAGTGAGCACGATTCGCAACCAGAGCCTGATCCGGCGCAATGACAAATGCCCATGCGGCAGCGGCAAGAAGTTCAAGGTGTGCCACAGCCCGGACTCCCCGGCAATGCGGAGCGGATACGCGCAGCAGGCTCAAGCGATGAACTACATCGACACGGGCGAATCTCCTGTCAAGTACGTGATCTGCGACAACACCGGGGTGAAATTCTTTTCCGACGTTGATAACAAAATCCTCGTGTTCTCGTCTCGTGACGAAGCCGGCACGATTGCAACGCTGGAAGACTTTGCTGAACAGGCGCCGGGCGAGATCAACGTCGCCGGCGTCGGGCCGACCAAGTGGGAGCACCTGCAGGCCAAATTGCCGTACGTAGAAGTGACAAGTGTGGAGCACGGCATAGAGCTAGTTCGTGCGCGTATTGCCAAAATGAAGGAATTAACTGATGGCCAAGAAGGCACAGAAGAAACAGCGCAGCAAGAAAGCCCAGCTGCCGAAGGTCAAGAAAGCGGATCTGGCGCTTGATATCGCCCACATTCGGGCTGAGCTGCAGATTATTCGGTCTGCACTAGAGACGCTGCAGTCGCGGCTCAACAGTATTGAAACGCGACTCAGTAAAACGGTCACGTCGCCGTGGTCGCCGGCGCCCTCGCCGCAATGGCCTCCGCCGCCGTGGCCTCAACCAACGCAGCCGACGTGGGCACCAAACACAGCCACCTGCGACGCCGCCGAAAAACCTGTGTATGGTGCACGCGGTTCCTCTTGGGGATCTATCGGCAGTGAACCTTGACCAGATCTGGGCCGGCGACAAGCAGGCCATTCGGCTGGCGATGGGCGAGCTGACTCCGCAAGAAATGCGGAATATCCTTGCCCTGCTTAATCTTCTTCGGCCCGAGTACGAACGGCTGAAGCATAAACTGCGAGAGTATTCGCTTGAACTACTCTCGTTGCACGATCAGATATTGTTATCGCAGATGGATTATCTCAAACAACAAGGACGCTGTAATGACGTTTCAGGAACTGGAAGAGAAGGTGATTCAGTGGGGACGCGACCGACAGATCATCCCCAACAGCAACCCAACCTCGCAGCTGATGAAGACGATGTCGGAGCTGGGAGAGCTGGCTGACGCAACACTGAAAGATGACGGCGAAGGTGTCGTAGATGGAATCGGCGACGTGCTGGTGACGTTGATTCTTTACGCGCAGCTGTATGACCCGGGGCTGAGCATGCGACTGTGCCTTGAGGCCGCGTACAACACCATCAAAGACCGCAAGGGCTGGCTGACGCCGGAGGGTGTTTTTGTGAAGGAGACGACATGAATACCGGCAGTTTAATTACAGCAGTAGACGGCGCGCAGATGTGGGATCTGCGATACAAATATCCGTACGACTACACATATAAGAACGAAGACGGGACCGATAAGAACACCGTCACGTACTACCGCAACGCCAGCGCTAAGTGTGTAGCCCCGACGGCGGAACGGGCTATTGCGCTGGTCAAAGAATTTTGCCCAGAAGCTGTCGTTCTTGGTGTGCATCATCGAGAGGGCGGCGAAAAGAACCGCGTGCTCATCGACCCGGCGGTGATGCCCAGTATGCCGACGATTACTTGGAACACCGGCACGCCCGAAGACAAGGCTTTTACGCCGGAACAACGTGAAAAGTTGCTGGAAACTTTAAAGTCAGCGTTGCCGCCGGTACTTATGCCGGGACCACCCGTTCTGACAGCCGACGAGAGCGAAGCTTTGCGGCACGCTGGTGTAATGAATAGGGTTCTTGCCGTAGAGGGCGATATCTCTGATGCCGAAAAAGACATGCACCTTAAAAACGCCGCTGTGCTCCTTGGATTACGCGAAAGACTGGGAGGCGCCGATGCTTGATCCAAATGCTGTGATTATGTCTTGGGAGCAAGCTGATCAGATTATTCAAGATCAGCGCGCCGAGATTGAACGGTTGCGGCGAATTGAATTAGAACACAACGATGGACTCACGCTGACAGCTGTGCGAGAGTTACTTGCCCGTAAAACGACGCCAGAATTAATCGGTACGCTACGAGATTTAGCGACTGATTACCGTTTTGATTTAATGCCCGCAAAATTTAGATGCGTGATGCAAGAAGCAGCTAACAGGTTAGAAAAGCACGAATGATCACAGCAAAAGAAGAGTTGCGTCACTTGAAAGCGCTCGTGCGCAAGTTCTTAAAAGAAACGCGCTGCGTGCCGTATCGATATGTCGACTGCGATCCGATAGTGCACGACCTGATCGACCAGATGTACGCGGCCGTCAAACCATCACGAAAACGAAAAAAGGTTAAGCAATGACTGCGACTGCGTGGACTGTTACAACAACGCATTTTGATACGACGCGCCGCTGGGGTGCGCGATTTGAATGGATGGGTCTGGGTTATGTACTGCACATTGGCGTGTCGTCTGCGCCGGCGATGCGGCTTTGTCTGTTTGGCTGCGGCATTTGGTTCGGTCGTATTCCGCCAAAGCCGAAGGTGCAGGTGTTAACCACAAAAACTGTAACAACCGGCGGCGACTACTCTGGCGGCGCGCTGGTGACAAAATGAGCGAAAACAACCGCGATTCTGTCGATGACGCAGACTGGCTTCGCCACGCGATTGTTGACGACAAGATTAAGATTGCGCAACTCGAAAACGAGGTTAAACGGCTGCGAGAGCGGGAAACTGCGTTGCTGGCGGCTGGCGACAAGTTGGAACAGCAGCTGGTGACTGTGGCGCGGCAACGAGACGTAATGCGGCTCACCGACGAAGAGCGTAAGGCGCTGGAGTACGGCATTTCGGAAGCCGACGCATACGACAGAGTAGGTCTGGAAGACGCAGAGCACGCTGCGATTGTGTTTCGCGGCCTGCTGGAGCGACTAGGTTGAGAACTCTCGCAATCAGCGGTTCGTCCGCTGCATCGCGTGGTTAGGCCGTACAAAAAGTGAGGGCGATATGTTAAGGAGCAAATACAAGGGACACAAGTACGTCGGAGAGGCGGAGAACGCTGCCGTAGATGCTTTCTTGGCAGAAGTGATCGAAGTGTGCCGCAAACGCGGAATGTCAATTTCGCACGAAGACGGTCACGGCGGGTTCCAAATCCAAGACTTCAGCGAAGATGCTGCGGCGTGGTTGCTGGGCGCGGCAGATATGACAAGCAAGAACGCCAGCGATCCGCGGCGTCGAACACAGTAGGTAGACACAGAAATAGAAGCGTCTTATGTCAAGAAACTACGATTACAACGGCGATCCATGCGGTGAGTTTGGTGCGGCATTGCAGGAAGTTGAAAAATTGCGAACCGACTTAGCCCGCTTTCGTCTTACCGACGAAGAACGGGAGGCAATTGCGTGGTCGATAGACGACTGTGTTGCAACTGCCGGGCTTGCAAATGACAAGGCGACGATCGAAGCCGCCGACAAACACGCTGCTACGCTTCGCGGTCTGTTGAAAAGACTTGGAGGCGCGCAGTGTACGTCGTAACCGGTGAAAAGTCTTATTTGTGGACAGACTACTGTCTCACGCGTAAATACTTTTTCGTCAAGTTCACTGACGGTAATGGCGAAGAGTGGTGGAAAATTGCGTATCGCTGGGGCTGGTGGACGTATTACCTGCAGCGTTTGCGCGAATACGATAGCGGAGCAGTTCATGGCAGCCCTATAACATTTGATTCTCTTGACGCGGCCAAGCGTCATCTTGAGAAAGAACGCGCGTGGTTAGAGCGGGAAACAAGAAGCAAGCAAGTGTCTGTAGAAATTGTAGGAGATGCGTGAATGAGTCTTTTGACTAACACAAATAGAATTATGACTCGGCTTGTGCAGCAAGCCGCGTATCCGACGACGGGCGACGCAAATCGCTGGAATGAACTTGTTGCGGTCTTGCGTGATGCTGCAGGGGAAATTAATCGGCTGACGCCCAAAAACGCCGAACTTGCCGCGCTGTGTTGCGCAATCGACGACGCCGAGTTAGGCGTAGTTACCAGCACAGATAATGCGCAAATTTTGCGGCAATTTTTTGAGCGGCTTTTAAACCGACAAACGCCAACGACATGCGAAACGACAAGAACTTGAACAACCGGCAAAAAGCGCAGCGACTTAAGCGCGGCACGTTTTGGTGCAGCGGCTGCGATCAAAACCGTGTCGGGCAGTGGGGCAAATGCGCTGTATGCGGCTACAAGGAATGTCCAAAGAAAAAGAGGTGTAAAGGTGGCTGACGGCAAAGGATGCAAATGCGCGGCTTACGACGAAAGCGAGTGCGGTTGTGATGCTGATTGGACACCGCAAGAAGTTTATGACCTGCGGGAGTCAAATGCGCGTCTTCTTGGTTTGATTGCAGATATTCGCGCCGCTGTTGGTGATCCAACTGGAAAGCTTATGCAAGACGAGCTGGTGGAGCACTGCAAGCAGTTGCGGCTTAATGACGATCAGCGTGAAGCAATTCTTGCTGGCGCGGTGCATTTAGAACGTGAACTTTATGCTCTTGCTCGCAAAGGCGATCTGGGCGGAGAACGGCGTGAACTGTACACACACGCAATTACGTTGCGCGACTTATTGGCAAAACACAAATGACACGTGATACAAAAGCAAATTTGATTTTGTTTACGCTACCTGTTTCTTGGATTGTGTTTATTGCGGTCCTCGGTTGCCTCCCCCCGTCAACAATCTCGCCGCTCAAAAACGCCGATTCGAGAAGAACGAAACATGCTGCTGGACTGGGACCGCCCGCCGCAACCACCACTAGAAATAAGGGATTTTAACAATGATCAGCAGGCGGGATCGCAAGGCTGGCGCACATAGCGCACGACGAGCGCGAGGCGCCACGTGATATTGTTCGACTACTTTGTCTCGATTGTGCGCCGGTATCGGCTGCATCGCTGGCGTGTAGCCCGAGTCGGTCGGCGCATGTCTCACACGTTCGCTCAGCACTTTGTGCTGGGACTTGACGGACCAAAAACAAACGCGGCCGTTATTAGCCGCACGAAAACAATGCGCAAGCGGTGGTCGGTCAAACTGAAAGAGCTGGCGACACGTGCGCTTTGGTTTCCGAACGGGCGCGAGCTGAATCCGCACTCGGAAGATTTTGATATCAAGCGCTTTCGGCTGTCGTTCCAGCGCTGTCTGTTTTGCCGGCCGTCGTTTCTGTATTTCAAGTGGAAGAAAGAGCCGGTGTTTCGGCCGTGCAACCGCGCGCATTTCTGCCCGTTCTGTTTTGCTCGTGTTTCGTCGGCGCAGTATCGCTACGTAAAGAACAAGATCCGCAAGATCGGCCGTCAGGCGAGCGATACAAAGCTTATCGTCACGTGTCGTATCGCCGCGCGGTTTGTACCGGCGCCGGGCTGGGACCCAAACGTCGGCTGCGACAACGCAACAGTTGCTCAGTACGAGCGGCTGCTGTGGGGCGAATTGCAGCGCGAGAAACAGGCGTACGCCAAGTGTCGCCGCGAGCTGTGTCGCAAAACGGAAGCCTCGATGTGGCGGCTGTGCATTGTGCCGCAGGACAACGGCTGGATGATTGAAGCGCGACAGTTGCTCGTGCACGCGCCAAAGACAAAACTACCGGTCGTCCGAGTGCGCGGAAGTCGGGTGACTTACATGAAATCGATCAAGGTTGTTGATTGTTTCGATCAGGCGCAGACAGACTTTTTCTATGTGCTTGGCGAATTCAATCGCTATCCTCAAGAATGGCTTAGCGGATACGACGAGCTGGTGGCTGCCTACTTGCGCGCCGTGTACGACATCAGGTTGGTTGCAAGTACAGGCATATTCAAACGTGCCGGCCGTTCATTGGTGCGGCACTTCAAGCAAAAGGACGCCCATGCCAAGGCCCAAAAAGTCGCTGCAAAGCGCGCGGCAGCAGCAGGCACATGAAATCAGGCGCCGCAAAATACTGCACGCCGACCAGCCGTGGTTGCAGAGAATCGAGTACATCTGCGACCAGCTTTTCGCCAGCAGCGTGCCGGCGTTCGCCCGGGCTATCGAGCTGGACTCGACGCATCTAGGCAAGATATTTAAACGGCAGTACTCTGTCTCGGTTCAACTGCTGGCGCAGATCCTTAGTCACACGAATATTCGCGCGGATTGGCTGCTGTGGGGCAGCGGCCCCATGTTCGACGCGACCGCCGATGCTCCCGGCGTGTTAACACTGCCCGCGCAGCTTCACAGTTCGTTTCCGTTGTTTGATCCGCTACACGCATCGCTGCCGCCGCGAGACGCCATGCCGCCATACGCCGCCGAAATTTCTTGTCATGCTACAGACGCGCACTTAGACGTTGCGCAGGTAATTCACACGGCACGCAGCGCCGACCAGCCGGTTTTGCTGTTCATTGGTGCTACGGCGCTGAATGCCGGCGCCGGCATTGTCGCCATTGAGCTGTTGCGCAAAAAGTACGTGACGGCTGTCGCCACTACTGGCGCGGGGCTATTGGCGGATATCAGAGTGTCTGAGCCGGCAGCGCGCTGCGACCTGAACTACGTGGCACGCATGGCAGCCAGTCAGGGGTTCGGGTACGCGGAAGCTGTCGGGCGCTGGGCGTTCGCACCGCAAGATAACAAAACCCGTAGCCTGCTCCACGCGGCCTACACGCTCGGCGTCCCCGCCAGCGTGCACGTCGAGATTGGCGAGATGGCTGGACACTGCTGCCCGTCGCCGCGTGGCGCTGAGATCGGCGCAGCCGTTGGCGCCGCGACGTACGTAGACTTGTTGCTGTTTGCGGAGCAGGTACGTCAGCTATGCGCAACACAAAACGGCGTAGTGTTGCTTATAGGCGACGCTATGCGCGGCTTGCATTTGTTTCTTCAGACCCGGGCAGCCATACCGTGCGAAACGGAGCTGCCCGCTTTTCATGCTGTTCTTATTGACAATCACGTTCAACCAGATTTTGCGACCTATGTGACCAGCCACAACGGCATACAGCACAAACTTGTAGGCACCTATCGATCGAACGTGAGCACGCTTTTAAACGTATGTGATGGAGTTTTCAGTGGACAAATCACAAAAACCGTCGATTCTTATTCGGGAGTTTCTGGGTAAATTTACGGCCGCTGATAACAACAGCGTGCTAAAACTGCTGGCCTGTACGCTTGAGCTTTTTCGCCAAGCACAGACACCGGCGAAAAATCCGGCGTTCTTCAAAGCGCTTGGACAGCTGGCGCAATCCGCTGGCAACATCAACTGGGGCGCCGTGCCGTTTTCGTTTACACAGGCCACGATTAGCCGCGACGCCGATAAACGGGCCCGGGCAATTGCGCAGCAGTACGGCGCCGAGGCAAAAGACGTCGACGGCGTAATTATCGCGGCGCTGACATTGTTTGCCGATCTGGTGGAAAACGGCCTCGCAGATCCCGAGGTTCCGGCGCAAGATATCTTTGACGCCGTGATCGCGGAGGTCGCCGAGTCTTACAAAAATACTCAGGTTGTGAACCCGGGTTCTCCTGAGATTTACAACGAGCGCATGATCGGCCGCGTGTTCGAAAAAGCGCCGTTTACCGAAGCGGTGACGTCAAAGCTCGGCGCGGGACTTGTGACGTTTCGTGGTCGTTTCGCCAACGGAGAGCGCGGCCCCGCTATTCGCGGAATCTCGTTCGAGGGGTCGACCGGCATTCCGACGACGCTATTGGAAACCGGCGAGCTGGTTCGTCCGGCGGCAGAAGATTTTGTCGGCACGAACACGGCTGAAGATTACGCCAAGGTGTGCCCCGCGTTGTTGGCGTACGCAACGATCGGCGTACAGGCGTTATGGGCTACCGGCGTGCTGAACGACGAACAACGCGACTACATTACGCAGCAGTCGGCGCTCGGCACATTTAAGCAACCGCATCACGCAGTTGTAGCCACGCGCGGTATGGTAATGTCACTGGAGCAAGTGATTGACGCCGCCAAGGAAGCGGTTAGTATGGGCATTACAACAGGCGCCACTGGGCCATCAGGCGCGACGCTGCGTTTTCCAGTGCCAGACACAAAGTACGTTATTGTGTTGGACGCGGCATCAAGCATGGCGGGGCCGTATATCGTCGCAAAACTGCTGTACGACGAAAAGGTAATCATGCGGCTTGAACGACCGCGACAGTATTCTGCGCATGGTGTGTATTTGTTTCCGCTTACTGATTGCGCTGTTTCATTGACTGTAATTTCCTAATAGGTGAAATATGTACAACAATAATATGGACTTCGGCGGGTTTATCGACGACGAAAATCCGTACGAAGACGAAAACGCTGAAGAGGGCTACGAAGAGTATTTGACGGTGGAGGCGCTGCTGTGCGTCAAATTTGGTGACCAGCGTGGCGCGAAGATTTATCGCGTGCTCAAGAAGTACGCGACGCGAGCCGCGCAAGAGCTGGACGGCGGCGAACCCGGATTACTCTTCAACGACGAAGGCGGCGAGTTTGTCAGCTTTACTGACTCCGTCGCCGAAAATGGGTAGTAGCTAAAGGGCGCGTCGGCGACCTAAAGCCGCGACGCATGTTGAGCGGTCCGACACCCAAACCGTGAGTGGGTCATAACCACGCGCTGGCGGCGCTAGCAAGACGGTAACTCCTTAATTGGTGTGCGCCAGAAGATACGTAAATGAAGGGATTCAATGCGCGGTTGCCCGATGGTGTAACGGTAGCACAAGGGATTTTGGTTCCCTTTGTCTAGGTTCGAATCCTAGTCGGGCATCTGTAGTTTGGTAAGTCAAACACAAAGGACGCACGTATGCGTTTTCACGATTTTGTAAATGCAAAACAACGATCAATAACTGACTTTGAACATCAACTAGCAGCTGGCGAGTCTGAAATAATCGGCTTATCGCGTGACGCTTATTTAAACGCGGTTGACCGCGCGCTGCAGGCGCTGAAGAAGCAGTCGAATGTAGAATTTTTACAGCAGATGGCGACGCAACCTTTTGACCGCAACGTTGTTCCCGGCGAGTGGGCAGACAAAGTTGTTGGCGATATTGTTCGGACGCACATCAGCGTGCTATCCGAGTACGAGTGGTACAACACGGAGCGTCCGTTCTATAACGTTTACCCGATTGTCGAGCAGCTGATTCGTAATACGAAGCTCGACGTGTCTGCGGCGTTTTTGAACTTCCCGCAGCGCACAATGCTGTTCCGATTTGCCGAGGGGCACGAACCATACGGAATCAAATCTGTTCTGATTACGGTGGGGCAGCCGCACGTTGTGCCGGAGAACACGCGATATTTTACTAACAAAAACGTCGACGTTTTTGCTGGCGTAATTGGCAGCGCGCTTGTCGAGTACACCAAGCCGCTTCCGGGCGAGCATCATCACCACGAGGTTTATTTGCTCGGCGGTGTGTACGAAGACATTCCTGAACCAAACGACCGCCCATACGAACCGAGTTTTGCTGCCGGCAACGATCACGAAAGCATCGTGGCGTTTCAGCTGGAAGCCAGTAAATATCAGGCGATGCAGGCGCCCGATGATTTGCAGCTTGCTGTGGGCGACTCGTATCAGTTTACACGCGGGCCAAACATGTTCCCCGTGTCGCAGAATTCGGTCGTCCGGTTGAAAACGATTGAAGATACGATTAAACACCAGCACGCATCAGACGATTGCCGCGGGCAGCGGCTGCCGCTGTACATGGGATACCAATCGTTAGAGGTCAATCAGTTTGTTTTCAAGCTCGCGTCGTTCGCCTCGATGTTGCACCGCGGCAGCGACCTGATCACGCCGATTGTGCTGGCGAAGCATCAGGAGCGATATGATCAGGAAACGGACGCGGCGGCAAAGAAGTGGCTGGAGGATAAAGCCGCGAACATTCAAGGTCGCGGGTTTTCGATTGGTAAGAAGTTAAATGAACAGAGTTTGATTTCTCCGCACGTGAGAAATTCGCACATGGCGCTGTACTGGACCGGTGTCGGCAGAAAAGAGCCCAAGCTTATTCTGCGGGCCGGCGCCGTTATTGTGCCGAAACACTTGTCTCGCGTGCCGACCGGTTTCTTAGGTGAAGAGGCGCCAAACGAACCAGCGCCACTAAAAACGAACGAGCATGTTTACTTTTTGCAGGAGCCAACTTGCGGCTACATTAAAATTGGACGCACGCGCCGAACTGTGGAGGAACGACAGCGTGAAAGTCAGACGTTTGTGCCGGGCGGTTTAAGACTTGTGGGGTATATTGTTACGGGTGACTGTGTAGCGCTCGAAACGCGTTTACACAGGGAGTATGCTGATAAACGGCAAGACAACGAGTTTTTTGCTATTTCTGTTGAAGATGCTCACGCTATCATTACGCAATTTGGTGGCGTCGTAGCAGGCGCTGCTTAAAGCGCATTTAGCGCCGGGTAGAGGAGTTTGGTCGTCCTCGCTAGCCTCATAAGCTAGAGATCGTGAGTTCGAATCTCACCCCGGCTAATCGGAGGCTGACGGTCGAGCTACGTTATTTTGAGGTAAATCATGGCTGATAGATTTCAATTAGAGACGGACATCGTAAATCTGCACAACACAGCTGACGACATTGATTTGCTAGTTGAGCGGATTTTAGAAGCTGACGACATGGATACAGACACCATTTCGAACGCGTTGATCGGGATTGCTGTCATGACTCGCTTACGCGTAGACAAAGCGTTCGAATCGTTCAAGGCGGCATTTAAACTAGACAATTACGCTGCAACCAGCGCAGCGGATGAAGCATGAAGCTAGCCACACTCATCGATTGGTCGCCGTTTGATGGCGCGCCGTGGCGTCCGTTTTGGGTCGGTTTCTGGAACGGCATGTGGCGCGGCTGGGCGAGTTTGGGCTGGGGAATACCCCTGTCTGCGTGGTTTGCCGGAAACCCCGTTTGGGGCGTGACGGCATTGACCGCGATCTACGTTTTTGGTCTATGGTTTATTCGGCGCGACAACTGACAAAGGACTGCAATGACTGGAGCATATTTGCGCGCAAAGCGCGGCGACAAGTTTGAAAATATCGAAGTCGAGCATTTAACGGACGAAGAGATCAAGGAGAAGTTCCTGCAGCGCTCGCCCGAGGAACTAGTTAACTGGATGATCATGTTATGCCAGCATCTGCGGTATTTAGATCCGCTGTTGCGCGACCTTGAGCGCGACGGCATCCTTGCTCGCGGACCAGCGCCGGCTGGCATGGACACGGCTGCTGATGACACAACAAGCAGCGAAGTATAAACCGGGTGATCGGCTGTTGTTAAAAATAGGTAACCGGCCAGAAATGTCGGTTACCGTATTGCGTAGTGTTGACAGAAAAAAACCACACTACACAATAGATTGGTCGGAGCACGGTTTTAACAAGCTTTTAAATGACGTGGCTATCCCCGAGACGTCGTTCTTGGGGCTGGCGAGTAACGAAAGCTAGCGCATGTTCGATCCGAATAACGTAACTAAAACTGAGTTGCAGTTTATTCGGACGTACGTAGCCGCGATGAAACGCGACTACCACCTGCTCTGGTCCGTTCTGGAGCTGATGAATCCAGACAATCTCGGCATCAAAGAGATTGTTGCCGCTGCGCGAACGGCGCAAGCCCTGCAGGAAATGCAGGCAGACTTTGATACAGAGCTTTTAGCCCTGCAGAAAAAACATCGTCTACCGCCAAAGGCGCTCAGCCTACCGGCGCCGTCAACCGCGCAGCTGGCGGAGCTGTTTACGCTTTCGTTTTTCAAAGTCGTTACGACAACGCCCAAGGGCAAGAAAAAAGACGACGGCTGGTTTAGCGGCGAGCCTGACTCGTGGAAAGACATGATGCAGTCGATGCAAACCATCGACGTAAACAAATTACCGCAGATGCTCAGCTCGTATATTGCGACGCTGATAAAGCTATTTAAACCTTTCGGCTCGGGATTTTTCCCGCTCGAAGACACGCCGGTGAATTACAAATGGAATTTGCCCGGCGGCTCGTTCAACTATCAAAACAACATCCCCGAGTACGACGAGGACGAATACTTTGACGACGAAGACGACGAAAACCTACTTGACGACGAAGACTAGGAGTATCGCGTGAGGCCGCTTTTTGTATTCACCGCCGACCTTCATCTGGAGGACGGTGCGTGGTCTACGCGTCCCAGCATTTATGGCGACGCGTACTACAGTTTTAATCAGATCATCGACTACTGCATCGAGCACAGGCTTCCGCTGATTCTGGGCGGCGACGTGCTGGAAAAGAAGAACAACTCAGCGCGTCCGATCGCCAAGCTGTGCGAGGGCCTGTCGCGCATGCAGGCGGCGCAGCTACAGGTGTACTACATTCAGGGCAATCACGAGTATGACCGCAACGCGCCGTGGCTGAGCGTGCACCCGTGGCCGATTCATATTCATACTGTGGCGCAGGTAATCAACGGTATCCGCGTCTATGGTTTGGACTGGCTTCCCCGCGGCGAGATTCAGGCGGCATTTCAAGCTGTGCCTGTCGACACAGATATCTTAATCACGCATCAGGTGTGGAAAGATTTCATGGGCGAGGTCGGCCGCACAGAATGCGAGCTGACTGATGTGCATCACGTCCAGACAGTGCTGGCCGGCGATTTCCACGTCACCAAAACGGTAGAAAGCGCAAATGCACAAGGCAAGCCCATTCGGATGTTGTCGCCCGGTTCGATCTGTATGCAGGACTGCGGCGAAGATCCGTCGAAGTTTTTCTTCGTGATCAACGACACCCACGACGGCGTAATTGAGTTCTTGCCGGTACCGCTCAAGACGCGACGGTTTGTAAGCTACACCGTGCGTGAGCAGGAGCTGTTAGATAGTCTGTGCGCCGGCCAGCTGGCGCGCGATATCAAGGATATGTGCGAGTTCGCCGGATTACCCGATGAGATCGCCAAACCTATTGTGCGCATCAAGTTCAACAAGCAACTGCCCGACGCGTACATTCGGCTTGTTACGGCGATAGGGGAGTCGGCGCACGTGTTCTGCGAGGCGTTGACAAATAAATACGACACAGAGAAGCGCACCGCCACACGTGATGGCGCAAAGAACGATTTGCTTACGGCACTGGCTGATTTACTGGGCGACGGCACCGAGGCTTACAAATTGGCCGCGGCACTGATCACAGCTGAAGACCCCGGAAAAGAGCTTGATGTACAGTTTTCTAAGTACATGAACGGAGAACCTAACGATGCAGCTCTTGAGACTGGAAGTGAAGAACTGGGTGCACCATCGCTATCGAGTATGTGAATTTACTCGCGGGCTGGTGGCCATTCTGGGCGAAAACGGCTCAGGAAAGAGTAGCTTGTTTGGCGCGATTCGCTGGCTGCTGACAGGTGAGAATCCGAACTTTGGCGTAAAAGCGGACAACATTTCGCAGTACGCAAAAGACGGCGAACCGGCGTACGCCACGCTGGAGTTCGAGCACAACGGACATATTGCCGTTGTCACACGGCATCTGTTGCCGGAGAAAGAGCAGTCCACGCTGCTGGTGGACGGCAAAGAGATCGGCCGCGGGGACAAGAACGTCACCGCTGGTATCGAGAAACTGCTGGGCGTCGACGCGAAATTTATCAGTCGGTTTATTATCGTCGCGCAAACTGAGATCTTCTCGTTTATTGACGACAACCAGACTGACACTGATAAGTTTTTCCAACGGCTGTTTAACACGGCAAAAGCCGACAAATGTCAGGACGTTATCGGCAAGGGCGTGGCGAAAATTACTATTCCAGAGATCGTCCGCACGTCGAGCGAGCTTGCGTCTGATCGCGACGAGCAATTACGGGCCGCCGAGGACCTGCGTGACCAGATATCAAAACTGCCGCAACCCGAAAACATTGTGGCGAATATCCAAACAGAGCAGGCAGTGATCAAGCAGTGGGAGACGCGCGAACGCGTCGCCAACGAGCTATCCAAAATCGAAGAACAGCTTGTTCGACAGCAGCAGCAGCTTGAAACCCTGACGGCTGACGGTAAGCAGTACGAAGACGACCTGACCGCGCTGACAAACGCCGCAAACGGGCAGGAAGCCGCTCACGCCGCCGCTCGTGTCGCGTTGGGGCACTGGGAAAGCTACAAGAGCATTGCCAAGGCAAAAGAACAGTTGCAGGCGTCCCGTACCCAGCTGGCAGAATTGCGGGCCAAGAACGCCAAACCGCAAGAACCCGGCCCGCTAAGCGCCGAGGAGCTGCGCCGTGACGAAGAGGGTCGGCGCAAGGCGATCAAAGAAGCTGAGAAGTTTATTCAGATGTTTTCAGACAGCGGCGTGGCCGAATGCCCGACCTGTCACACGCCATCTGAAAAGCTGGCAGACAGCGTAGAAAAGCAGCGCACGGCGTTAGCAAAAATGCGTGAGGACTTAGAAGAAATTTCGGCGGCGCAGGTCAAACAAGCTGGGGTTGAACGGGCGTGGCAGCAGTGGCAGGTGCGTGAAAAAGAACTGAACGCACAAGAGCAGCAGCTAAACGTGTCAGAGCGCGACATTCTTGCCGTGGCTCCGCCGGCGACAAGCGAAGACGAGCTAAAGCAAGCCGTAGTCGATTACGAGGAGTTTTTACGCGTCAAGAAAGAGATCGAACCATTGGCGCAGAAGGCCCGCGAAGACAAGGCGAAAATTGCCGGCACGTTGACAACGCTCAAAGAACGTAAAAAGCAGCTGGAAGAAGAGATCAGCGAAATTGTCGTAACGCAGGCCGATGCTCATCTGTCGCAGGTGCGTTTGAATAAAATGCAGGAGCAGATCAAAACCTCAACCGAATTGGCTGAAAAGCGCGCGCAGCTCCTTAGCGAGGCTCGGCGGCTCGACGACCAGTATCAGCAGGTTCACAAGCAGGAGCAGGACGCAATCAAACTGCGCGGCTGGGCGGCGGTGGCCGAGACGGCGCGAGACGCACTCAAGAATGCGCCGCGGCTCGTAGCGCAGCGAAATCTGCAGCGCCTCGAATCGGCGATTAACGAGCTTTTGCAGGTGTTTCGTGTGAACTTTGTAGTAAAGGTGGCCACGGATGGAACGCCGACATTCATCGCCGAGTTTTTCGACGGACGACGACAAGTCGCACAACGATTGTCTGTCGGACAAAAGACCGTCTTGGCTCTTGCGTTTCGAGTCGCCGTCAACGCGATGTTTGCCGAAGAGATCGGCCTGCTCGCGCTGGACGAGCCGACTGCGTCATTGGATCAGCCGCGTATTCAAGCGCTGGCCCCTGTGCTAGAAAAGCTTCGCGAACTGTCGACGGCGAAAGGTCTTCAGTGTTTGTTGGTAACTCACGCCACAAACCTCTCGCACCTGTTTGAATCGGCAATTGAATTAGAGGCCCCGGAGTTACGACATGTACAGCGTGCTGGATGAAAACGTAATCAAACTGCATACGCACTCGGACGGGCGTATTTGGTATTCGTCCGGGCTCGGCCCGGCTACGAATTCTGAGCAGCTGTTAGATTCGTTTTTGCTGTCGCCTGTACTGAACGGGTTGGGCGTGCAGGTGCGCATTCTGGGGTTGCCGCAAAACGCCGAATTGATTTCGGCGATGTATCTGCGGCGCTATAAGAACGAGATCCGCGTGGTTGAGGTCGCCGGGCCAAACGTATTGCACACGCCTGACGACATTAACGATCCGCAGATCGTGTTACGGCGGATGCGGAGTGTAGATATAGCGTCGGCAGCCGGCGGTTGGCATGCCGTGTCTGTTCACGACTATCCGACCTACGCCATGCTGGCGCGAATGCTGCGCACTAATTTTGTCTTTGACGACGCGGCGCAGGCGTATCTCAAAATGCACCCGGCCTACAAGGCTTTGTTATTTATACCGACGCTGTCTGACGAGGTGGCCGCGCAGTTGCTGACCACAATAGTTGACCCGCGATGGTATGTAGACCGCAGGGCCCCTGATCGCGCCGCAAAGTTGGAGCTGTATTTGGGGCTGACGCCGCAGGTGCAGGCGCGTGTATCGTCGCCCAAGCTGCTTACACGTGGCCGAGAGCTGCGGTGCGCGACGGTACTGCGTGCGTGGAAAACAGTGCCGCCAGAAGCTGTCGATCTGACGCTTCCGGCAAATTTCTTGTACCGCATCCACAAAGCAGCGGGCGGCGATGCAAAAGGCGACCTGCGGGCGTCACAGGCGTTTGTGCGTTACTTGCGCTATAACTGGCTCGCCGGACTAGAAAGTAGGAAGGGCACCAAAGACGGTCTTTTTGCCCCGAACCTGTTCTTCAAAACGCCGGCAGAACGAGCGGCCTACGCTGAGCACATGAGCAAGAAAGCGCAGCCGTGACGACATGCAAGAAATAACTATCAAAATCCGGTTCAACCGCGTGTGTCTCGGCGCCGCGAAAAAACGCCGGCACGGGCAGATCATATTTTGCTTTGATCGTGACCCAAGCCAGCGTGTGATGTTTTTGCCGTCATCGTGGTTGTCGTGCATGCGATACGCCGCCAAGATTGCCAACAGGCATCACGCAGAAGTCAAAAAGATCGACTGGTGTCCGATTGTGATTGGTGAGCCGCGCAACGATTGGCGGCGCACAATCATTACGCAGCAGGCGAACAGTCAGACGCGCAGCCACTACGCTTTGCACGAGGCTTTTCGCCCGGGCGACGTGGTGGAGCTGTCGGCTGTGTTACCCGATGAAATTCCGCTGGGAGATTTTGTGCACTTGCTCACACTTGTAGGAAAGTATCGGGGGTTTTCTCCGTTTAATAACGCGCAGGAAAAGTATGGGACATTTGAAGTCATATCCGTCGAGCCAGTCTCAGGACCCGGAAGCGACGACTAGCATGCTTGCACAACCCGTAACGATTACGCGCGTTGGCAACATGTTAACGCTCACCGGGCCTGACAACGCACCCGCTCGGCGAAGAATTGATCAAACGGCTCACGCACGATCTGCGCTACTCTCACGTAGAGCAGGTGCACGGCCAAGCCCGTCGCGACCCGATTACCGGACAGCGAATGTTTTTCCAGACGAAAGAGTACAAGCTGTTTCGCGTGGAAAATGGGCATGTAATTGTTTTAAGCGGCTATTTAGCCCGCATGTTTAACCGGCTGAAAAAGCTCGGCTGCCAAACGACGCTCCTTGACAGATCTGGTCAAAGAAAGCGGCCCGACTGCTATACGCCGCGCTGGGAGAATCTGGAGGGTCGGATTACGTTCCGCGCTCGACAGGAAGAGTGCCTGCGGACGATTGCGCGGGCGCCGTGTGGCATCATCAAGGCTGTGACGGGGTTCGGCAAAACGACGCTAATCGGCGCCGTGGCGCTCTTGTTTCCAGACGCCAAAATTCACGTGGTCACAAAGTCGGTAGACGTCGCAGAGCGAATTGTGCGCAGTTTGAAGCGCCTATTGCCGAAGGTCGGTCGCGTAGGTGACGGCTGGAAGCAGTGGGAGCGCGTGACGGTGATCACCGCCGGCAGTCTCGCCCACTCTGACGGCGACGCGGATTTTCTTTTTGCGGACGAAGTTCACCAGCTTGCCACGCTGAATTTTTCGACGGCGTTGGCCGCACGATATCGCACGAGTCGAAACTACGGACTCAGCGCGACGCCATATGCGCGGATGGATAACGCTCATGCTGTACTTGAGCCGCTGTTCGGTCCAATGGTGTTCGAGCTGACGTATCAAGACGCCGTGGATCTTGGGCTCGTCGTTCCGGTGCGCGTCAACTGGCTGCCAATGCGGCTGCGTTCGAACCCTGCGGAGCGCTACAGCAACCGAGTGGCGAGAAAGCGATACGGGATCTGGACAAACCATGAGCGGAACCGTATCATCGCCGAAGCCGTCCGGGGATATCCAGAATCGCATCAGATTTTGATCCTCGTCGAAACGATTGAACACGCTGTTCATCTCGGCGCGCATTTGCCGGAATTCAGCCTCGTATATGGAAACATGTCGCCGTACGACTGTTCGGGTTATAAGCGCAAAGGCTTGCTGCCTAGCGACTATAAACCGCTCACAGACTTTCAAAAGTACGACATGCGTTCTAATTTCGAGTCTGGCCAACTCAAGCGCGTAATCGCTACGGACGTCTGGGCGACAGGCGTGGACTTTGAACAGTTAAATGTTCTTGTCCGCGCCGACGACAGGGATAGTGATATTGTCGATGTGCAGGGTCCGGGTCGTGTAAGTCGTATCTACACGGCGCCCGACGGCACGAAAAAAGAGTTTGGCGAAGTACTGGATTGCATGGACACGTTCGACCCGACCTTCTACCGGAAGAGTCTGGGCCGGCGTAACAGCTATAAACTCCTCGGATGGGAGCAGAATTGGCATGACGCACAGCGCTCTTGGCGATCCCGCGAGGCCGATAGCGGGGAATGATTCGGAGATCTTATCGGCAGACTGGTATCAACTTCTTACGCCGGCGCAAAAAATCGCGTACACCCGATACCAGTATATCTATCTTAATGATCGTGTAGCGGATTGGGACGCCCACGCACACGTTCGGCGGCGACTGAACTGGGACGGCGGTAAAGATAACTTTGGCGTAAAGCACACACCCATCTGGGGCAAAATTGTGCGTGCGGCTGAAAGCGCCGGCGCCGATTTGGGGAGCTGGGTGTACGCGCACTTCTCGGCCGTCGGCACCGAAAAGATCGCAACTAACAACCAGCGTGTGACCGAAATGCGCCCGTCGATGCTGTACGCGGCTAACTCGCCGCAGATTTATCGTGAGTACATGGAAAAGATGCCGACGCTCATTGAGCAGCGTTTTCATGTAGCTATGGAAACGATGAATCTGCGGCTGGCCACCACGGCCGTATACAAGATGTCAAAATCGACACAGGAATTTTATGTCCTGTGCGACGAAGGCTATGTCAGTGCTAGTCCGTTTTTTCGGCATGCCATGGCGGCAAAGATTAACTGCGATAAAGCAGTCGAGCGTTACTTGTGGTTTGCTGCGCTGGAATACGAGGCGCAGCAACGCTCGTACGACGCTGTGATGGAAAAACATCCCAAATACAAATGGTGGGTCGAGAACGAGATTAGGTCGGCTGTCGTTGCAATAAGGCAACATTGGAGAGAAAACGATGCGCAATAATTTCACGGACGAAAAACCCGCAGCCCCGGACGCAGTCACGCTGTCCGAAATTTCGGCCATGCTGACCGGCATGCTGCAGCACAACAGTCTTTTGCGTGAATCGCTGCGCGTCGGCCTCGACCATAAGCACTTTGGTCAATCCGTCGACGAGTTGCCGTACTACTATCTGTTTGCGGCGATGCAGGATCTGTACAAGCAGTACGGCTCGCTAACGGCGACGATTGTTATCAACCGGCTGCTGGCGTGGCGTGACAGCAATTCCATGGCGCTGGGCGAAGACGGCGTAAACGAGCTGACAGCGTTTATTGAGGCCGCGTTTGCCGCGCAGCCGGCAGAGACTGAACCCGGCCGCGCTGAAAAGGCGTACATCGAAGACATCGCCCGGCGGTTCATCCGCGAGCGCATGATCAAGGGCGAAGTTCAGGCTGCGATGAACACGTCCATCGGCGCGCCCGACAATCTGGAAGCACAGCTGGCGCAGTGGACGAAGCGGGCCCAGTCCGTTGAGTACATCGGCCGCTCGTTTGAACACGCGGCCATGATGCCGGAATTCGGGCAGGAAATTCTGCTGCCACCGCCCGCGGTCCCGACGACCTTGCCGTTTATTGATAACTATATCACCGGCTTTCGGTCGGGTGACATTCATGGCGTCTTAGGCCCGTTCGGCGGCGGTAAGACGACAATTCTGGCAGTTACTGCAGTGCGCTTAGCGCATCAGTATTCTGTCACAAATCCCAATAAGCTGTCTGTGTTCGTCGGCTACGAAGATCCGGCGCACAAGATGAATCCGCTGTTCTGGTCTGCCGCGGCGCAGATTGACCGCTCGTTGTTCCGTGGCGAAGTGCAGTTTTGGGATCAGCTTTCTACAGCGTCAAATCTCAAAGATTATGACCGTGAGTTGCCGCAGAACCGCAACGGCGAAGTCATGTTCGGCGAGCGAGAGCGGTGGGACGCTTCCCGTGGCTGGGTGAATAGCAATTTTCATTACCTCGACTTTTCACAGAATGCGCTGACAGGCAATCGCGGCTCTGGCGGCGTGTCTGAAATTATGATCGCGCTCGAACAGCTGGCCGAAGAGCGCGGCATGGAAATTGGCTTCGTAGCCATCGACTACTGCGGCATCATGGTTGAGCGCGAACTGGGCATGTCGACACGTGGGCAGTACATGGATCAGATTGCGCGTCCAATCAAGAACGCAGTCGATCAGTTGCGTACGAAGATTGCTGTCCCGACTGGCTGTGTCATCATGCTGGCGCATCAGCTAGCAACCGGGGACGTTAAGCACATCCCGACCTATCGTTACGTGTCGCACGCCGACGCGGCTGGTTCAAAGTCGTTTGCGGAGAATCTGCACGGTTGTCTGTGCGTGAATAAGCAGGACGAGGTTACCCGTGTCTCCACGATTTATTGGTCAAAGACGCGATACGTCAGGCCGGATAATCTCAAGGGTTTAATCAAGTTCCACGATAAGGTCGCGGAAATTCAATTAGTGAATGACGAGTACACCGTGTCCGAAGCCGCCAAGCGCATTATTCAGCGTGGCGACATCGGCCCGGTTGACCCGGCTCAAGCTGCCGCACTGGAGCGGCCGCGAGCCAATGTTCGACGTGTTATTCCTGTGGACAACTACGCAGAAGACATGATGAGTTGAGAGGAGTCAGTATGAAAATGGCGGCACAAAAAACGCCAAGTTCAAATCCCCTGAATCCCGTACTGTATGGTTTGCTGGCGCACAAATTCGGTGAAGTCAAAATCGCTAACGAGGGCGTGCCGGCACAGGTCGAGCGGATTGAAGACCCGTTTCGTCCCGGGAAGTCAATGTATCGCGGCAGTAACTGGGGAGAATACTATTGCGTGTGCTGCCCGTTCTGCCGCGATCAGCGCAACCGCTTGTGGGTAAACCATCAATACGGCTCAGATCTACGAAACGGCCGACGCACGTCTACACACCTTGCGGTTTGCTATAACGAAAACTGCCTCGACAAGCCGGGGCGTTTAGAGCAGCTGGAAGACATGATCTTTGGCGCGGGTCGGCGGTTTCAGCTCCGCACGCCAATTCGGGCCGTTCCGGCTGAAGTTTCACACGTCACAGTTGAGCCGCCCGGCGACATCCTTCCGCTCGACTCGTTGCCGGATTATCACCCGGCCGTGGAGTATTTGGCCGCACGCGGTTTTTCAGACGTTCACGAGCTGGCCACGACGTTTCGCATTGGTGTGTGCGTCAATCCGCGCCTAGATAAGTACCGGCTTATGCACGGACGTATCTACATCCCTGTTTATTTCAACGGGCAGCTAATCGGGTGGCAGGGGCGTATTGTTGGTGAAAGCAAGACAGCACCCAAATATTACAACGGTCTGCGAAAGAGTCAGGCGCTCTACAACTACGACGTGGCTGCACGCCAACCGGCCGTCGTTGTCGTCGAGGGTGTCCCCAGTGTTTGGCGCCTCGGGGTTGCAGGCGTTTGCATATTTGGTAAGACGTTATCTGCATGGCAGTGCAACACGATCGCTACCACATGGGCAAATAAACCCGTGTTCGTCGTACTTGACCACGACGCGCAGTCTGAACTGGAGCAGGTTGTGACGCAACTGTGCGCACGCAATGTAAACGTCGTTCCGGTAATTTTGCCGGACGCCAGAGATCCGGCCGACTATTCGCGCCCGGAACTGTTCTCAATGCTGTCTGACGCCGCTGACGCAGTCGGTGTGACGGCAGACCTATCGTTTTTACTTTGAGGTTTTATGACACAGGGTATTTCGTTAACGCATCGGTTGACGCAAACGCTGTACAACCCGGGTACAGAAGAGTTCACAGCCGCAGCATACCCTTTAATTCCTTTGACGGCGCCGGGTATGCCGCCAGCCGGACCTGACTTTATCGCGCACGCTATCAACCTCGGCGACGAGATTGACGCAGCTACTGCCAAGAAAAAGAAAACGGTACCGGTCGGCACGCATCTGACGAATTTGTACCGCAAGGCGCTGTACGACTCGACGTTTCATTTGCCGATTTCTCACAAGTCGTCAAAGGAGCCTGTTTCGGTTGAGTTTTTGCCGGGTCACCGTTGGGGCGAAAAATTTGACACTGTAGACGCTTACGGCCCGCGACACAAAGCCAAGGTTATGGTCGTTGGCAAGCTTCCCGGGCGCTACGAGATGGAGCGGCTGAACGCCACGGCAGGGCCCGGCATGACGTTGCTTGCTGAAGTGTTAGAAGAGTGCGGTATTCACCCCGAAACATACGCGGACTGGTATGTGACGTTCGCTTGTAAATTTGCGGCGCCGACAGAAGACATCACAGCGGTGCCGTCGGCGTGGATTAAAAACTGCGCCATTCTTCTCGAACAAGAAATTCGAGTGGTTCAGCCGGATTTTATTTTGTGCCTCGGCAACGAGGCTACAAAAGCCGTTATGCGCACCAGCAGCGCTGTAACCGGCCTCGCCGGGCGGATTCTCGACATACCAGCCTTCGACACAGACGGCAACGCTCGAACGATCAAAGCGATGGCGGTGATGCACCCGTCATTTGTTTCTCGTAAGCCGGAAGTTACTGAAGATTTTGTCGGGCAGATTCGTCGGTTCAAGGCGTTGCTGCACGACGAGATTCTGGACGAAGAAGCGGTCGACCACGCCGACGTATACACAGAGGCTGCGCTGACTGAGATTGTCGACGCCATACTCGCCGACCCAGATCCGAACGCCAATATCATCGCCGTCGACTGCGAGTGGCACGGCGATTACCCAACGGAAGAAGGCGCATATCTGCGGACGGTTCAGATATCAAATAAAGACAAGTGGGCGCGTACGATTGTGCTGCGGCATCAGGGCGGTGCAGAAGCTTTTTTGCCCAACCTCGATGCCGCGCGACGCCAGCTTATCAGGCTGCTGAAAAGCACGCCGGAGCGTCACGTGCGTATTGGCGGGCACTTCTTCCGCGCTGACCTTCCGTGGCTTATTGATTTCGGCGTGGACGA